TAGTATGGCTTGTGGGGTTTCACTATACCCTATTTCGCTCCAATCAGGCGGATAAATTGTTGCAGGTGTACTTCCTTCTAATATTTTAGTATCAAATTGACTTGCTGGAATAGGTGTGTTATCTCCTGTTTTTGTTTTAATTGCTGTTGCCACATCTGTTAGAAAATTAGTTAAATTATTAGTTCTTGCCATTAATAACTACCTCCTAACACTTGTGTAATATTTGCATCTATGTAATTGTCACAATAAGATTCAATTGCTGATATATCAGAAGATGTCCAATAATCTGTGCCTCTTACAGGTGTATATCCATCTTGTCCGTCTTGCCCATCAACACCATCTGTTCCGTCTCTTCCGTCTTGTCCATTTGCACCAGGCTGTCCATTTTGCCCATTTGTTACTTGAAAAGTAGTAGATGTTCCATTTGTAAATGTTATGGTATAAGTATCTACTAATCCACTTGTGCTTGTTTTAACTATACTTGCTATTCCATTTCCTGTTGCTCCCGTACTACCTGGATCACCCTTTTCTCCTTTTGTTCCATCTTTTCCATCTATACCGTCTTTACCATCTTCTCCGTCGCTTCCATTTACCAAGGAAATAACTCTAGTTCCATTTTTATCTGTTATAGATATATCATATCCACTAGCTGTCTGTGTTTCTGTGATAGTTGGAGATATTCCATCAGCTCCTGCTTGACCTGGCAACCCGTCTTTTCCATCAACTCCATCTTTACCGTCAACACCATTTTCTCCATCTTTACCATTTGAAATAGTAATTGTGTTCGTTCCACTTATATCAGTTATCTCTATATCATATCCATCAGTAGTCTCAATGGTTCTTATAGTAGGTGAAAAGCCATTTTCTCCATCTATTCCATCTATTCCATCTGTTCCATTTTCCCCATCTGAAATATCAACCGTCTTTTGATTTCCTTCTTTATCTGTTATAGTAACTGTAGTTATGTTTCCTGCTTTCTCTGCATCTATATCCATGTGTTCCACTTTGGAAATTTCCGACTCTAAAACTGCTATTGCTTCTTCCATAGAAGATCTTTCTTCAGGAGTTATTTCACCATCAACTTTATGATTTTTATTAAAATGTAATGGTTCTTCTGCACTTCTAAAATCTTGATTGTCTTTCGTTAGCCATACGTAAATTAATACGTTTTCGAATTTTGTTATGCTTCTTTCAAGCTTATACATATTGTTTTCCACTAATCCCCATTTAACTCCTTCCTCTGTAACAAAAGCAATTTTTTTATCGAAATCTTCATATCGTTCTGGTACAATCAAATTTATAGTTTGAACATCATTTTCATTTTGAGTATTTTCAGGATTTTTTATTATTAATTCTCTGTTCTCTTTCACTATTATTTCCACTCTTCGTCATCCCTCCTTTATATTTTCTTTTCCCTTTAATTTTATTATAACATAGCAAAAATAAAAAAGAAAGATAATATTAAAAAAATATTATCTTTCAAAATTATTAAGTTTTCTTATAATTTCCTCGTTTTGCTTCACGATTTTTTCTAAATATTCATTAGTTTGTTTTTGTAATTCTTTGTTTTGATTTTCAAGAACTCGATCTTGCATATTTAAATGTTGCAAAATTGTATCGTTATCCACTTGTTTAACATTAAGACCATAATCCATAAACTGAATTATTCCAGTAATTATAGCCCATCTGTTGAAGAAATCATCATTTTTACTATCATTATTTTTCATTCAACTATCCAACTACACCATATAAATCTATCAGAACAATCAAAACTATCATAAATCACTCCATCTTCAACTACTGTTATGTGACCAGGCATAGTTACTAAAAAAACTCCTCTGCTATAAGTATTAGCAAATTCTCCTAAAGTCATATTTAAATCGCAAAACCTTTCAAAATTATCATCTAAAAATCCTTCAATGGATTCAACGCTATCAAGCATTAAGCCCCTTTCTCTTGCATAATCACTTAAAATAGTATATGCTGCTTCCCAACTAATGTTCATAGCTCTACTTAATGCTCGAACGCTACAATCCCATATATCATTTTCTTCAGGATTTGCATTATAAAACATATAACTCATATTACATCATCTCATTCTGGATTTCTTGAACTGTTCTACGGACCATTTCCATTTCTTCTTGTGATCCTGCATCTTGTGCTAATTTTCTCATAAAATCTTTTGCTGATTCAAGCATATATCTTAAAGATTTTGTACTATCTCCGTTATATCCTCCACGTCTTCCTTCAGAATATTTATGATAAAATTCATGCATATCATTTAAAAGGTTCTCTTTTTCATCTTCAAAACCTGTATATCTGCCTCTACTATCTCTTCCTCTTCTTCCGTAATTTCCATCATTATAACTTCCGTTATAACCTCCATCGTTATAACCTCTATAATTTCCATAATTTCCACTATAATTTCCGTACATCATGTTCTAGTACCTCCTTCTTTATTTTCATATAATCCATTTTGCCTAAATCTTTTTGTATGTCTACAAGCTCACCTAACATTTCAACATTTTCTGCATTAATCCCTTGTTCTAAAATTTCATTGATTTGTTCTGTAGCTTGTTCTGTTATTTTTTCGCATACTTCTTTTTCCAAATTTATTTACCTCCTTTCAGAGTTTTATAATATCCATTTTAAGTATTACTCCTCGATAGATTAAATGTAGCATTTGTAATTATTGGTATTTGTGTTACTATTGGTGTCGCTGGTGTACTTGGTGTTGGTACACTTGCTACACTTCCAACTGTTATTGAAGTATTTCCTCTTGGACATACTTTTAATTTTCTATTAAAAGAAATTGTTTCGTAATCATCAGCCGCAGCTATTGTTACTGCTCTAACTGTATCAGGTATTAAAATTCCGGTCTTCATATAATCCAATAGCCACAACTCCTGCTGTTGCAGAACTAACAGAAGCACTAAAGTTTACATTATAATATCCATTATAATTATTTCCAAATATTTTAAATATAGGATTACCATTTTCATAATCTAGCCAACCACCATTGCAACAATAAGCACATCTAGTTCTTATATTTGTTGCGTCAAATGTTATTGGACTTGAATTACTTGGTAAAACTTTTGGTTCATTTAAAATGGTTTGTATCATAATATCATTCTCCTTTCAACTTACATAATTTGTTTCTATATTTTTTATTAATAGGTTTCGTTAAAGCATTAATAATATTGTCACCTCTTTGTAAACGTTTTCTTACAGTATAATAAGGCATATTATATTCTTCACATAATTCAGCCAAACATTTCTTCTTGTTGTTTACAATATAATAAATATTGTCAGTTCTATTGTGATATTGTTCTTTCATTGTTATCCACCTACAATTAGAAGGTTCATAATTTCCATTTACGTCTATTCTATCAATAGTTAAATTTTCTTTATAACCATTCGACATTGCCCAATTATAAAAAGACATAAAATCATTTTTCCATTTATCACACATTATAATTCCTCTACCTCCATAATTTTTATATAAAGGAAAATTAGGATTAAAACATCTTTGCTTAATGTTACTATAATTTCTATATAATCTTGTTTTAGATAAACCATTGATTGTTTTTATGCCATTTTCTTTTACCAAACAACCACAACTTTTAGAAGTTCCAGCTCTTAACGAAGAACTAGAAACAACTCTTTTTGTTCCACAATCACATTGACATAACCAATATGCTTTTTTATTTTCGATTTTGCTTAACGATAAAACTGTCCACCTATTATACTTTTCCCCTTTAATATCAATAAATTTACTCATACTTCCTCCTAATACTAATAATCGTGTTATTCGTATTGTACCATAATATATTGATATTGTAAAGTTACTAATTTGTATTTTTATATATTCTTAAAAAATAGAGAATAAGCCCTTGCTTATCCTCTTCTTTTTAGCAAGTTCTCGTAATCGAGCTATCCTGTAATCAGGTATTTGCTTTAATATTTAATTAAAATAAATTATTGTTTCCATTGCATCCACATCCACAACCATTGTTATTGCATGTGAAGATAGGTGTTCTTCCATAAACTGGAGTTGTAGGTACTGGGCAGCTGTTCAATCTGTTATACAACTGGTCTACCTCATTCGCAAAACCTTGAGATATGAATGCGTTTTGTGCTGTTTGACTTGCAGAAAGATTAGCCATATTTAATTGAGTTTGTAACTCTGCAATTCTATCATTTTTAGCCTCAACTTGAGCTTTAACACCATCTAATTCTAATTGACACAATTTATCAAGTATAGCTTGTGTATTAGATGTAGCGTTAGTGATAATATCTCTTGTATTATTAGCATCAGCGAATCTTGTAGTATTTCCTTCATTTTGAACAATGTTTTGTGTTTGACATGTAGCCAAACGATTTTCACAACAACAATCAGCAAATTGAGAACCTAATTGATTAAATCCTTGTAACATCGCTGTTTGATTAGCGAAGTTTTGGTTCATATTTGCCATTTGTCTAGCGTTAGCTGAACTTTCAACATTAGCAAAACCAGAATTTATTGTTTGATTTACTCCAGCGAATCCATTACATAATTGAGTACTTACATTTTGAACTCCATTAGAAATGTCATTTAATTGATTTCCTAATTGTAATGTATTAAATTCATTATTTGTGTTTTGCATAATTTCTTTTTGTCCATTAGAAAGCCATGCGTATTCGTTTCCAGCTCCTCCATAGTTTCCTCCGAAACCACCTCCGAAGCCACCATTATTCCAGCCTCCTAATGCTAGTAGTAGTAGAATTATCCACCAGCAACCATTTCCGTCACCAAATCCATCATTGTTATTATTTCTTCCAGTTAATAAAGCAACATCACTTGCTGACAATCCACCGTTTGTATCGTTATAATTCATTTCATTTCCTCCTTTTAAATTTTTTATATATAAATCGTTGCAACTTAATTTATACCTATTTTAAAGTGTTTTTAAATTTAGAAAGTTCTTCATCAAGGTTCATTCCTCTTTCTTTTAAAACATTTCTTGCAAAGTTTTCTACTCCTTGATTATCTCCTTTTTCTGCCATATTTATTAGATTGCCAAGTATAGGATTATTCCCTACCATTTGTTTTACAATTCCTTTAGGGGTTAATCCTCTTAACATATAATTTTTAATAAAATTTGTTGGATTCATATTAATTATCCTTTCTTACTTATCTTTTTTATATCATCAGACAAGTCTTCTATTTTTCTGTCTATTTCTTTAAATTTATCTTTAAATTCCGAAAAATCAATTTTATTTATTTCTTTTTTTAGCTCATTCTCTGTTACATATTTAGGTTGAGGAATGTCATTCTCTTCATTACTAGGTTTATAAACCGTAATTTTACTCGTTCCATCTGGTTGCAATTGTTTAGTAATAATTGCTGATCCATCTATTAACGGGAAATAACAAACGCTTCCATCTAATGTAACATCAGTTGCTTTTACAACATCAATACTATCAACAGATTTTCCTTGCAATACTGATTGATTGTATTGTGGTATATTTTGTGCTAAAGGCTGTTGAGTTTGACTTGTTTGAGGATTCATCTGCGTTGGTTGTATATTTCTAGGCTGTGGTGTTTGATAAGAATAAGCACCATTATAAAATGGTGAATTGAAATAAGGATTTCCATAAGGATTATTTGAATAATTCATTTTTTATCCCTCCTAATAAAAAAATAAGGCAACTCTTTTTTGGGTTGCCTATTTGTAAGTAAGACCTAATAGGCAAATGCCTTACTTACATTTTCATTATATTAAATATTATTTTTTATTTCTATAACGGATATATTATTTTTTTTATATAAAAAAAAGAGAAGACTTTAATCTTCTCCTAATCTAATACTATACTCAATAAAATGAGACATTATATTTATTTCATCGCATATTCTTTGAATATCAATATCCATTATTTTGGATATATCCGAATAGCTTCTAAACTCTCTGTATCTATATATAAAGATAAAATATTTCTTTTTATCTGTTTTCTTCAAATTCTCTTCATATTGTTTTAATTTTTCATTATCTTGATTAAACTTTACCCAGTCATATACATTATTATTTAATTTATTTCCACCCCACATAAACATATCATTTATGTCTGCTTTTCCAGTAGAAATAAATGCTGTAAAAATAGTTAATACTATAATAGCATATAAATCTAAAGATGATATAGCATAAAGGCTCACAAAAACCAATGCCGACCAAAGCATACAACGATAAGCTTTATTATAGTGTTTTGGTTTGCCTATTATCATTCTTGTTAAAAAGAATAAAACCATCAACACTATTCTTAGACTTATTGCTACATTAAATATTTTACCTAATAAAAATATTATAACTGTTTCTAATAAATTAAAACATAATATTTTTATAAACGTTAAAACATTTCTTTTCATAAGCAATTACTCCTTTTTCTTACTCTCCGTCTTCTGGTGAGTAAAACCAAAACCAAGAATTTCCCCAATCCATTTTTATCACCTCACCTTTTTGTTAATATAGCATAAATTAATCCAATGTTTATAACATAAAACATAAGATTAAAAATAATTACACTAATATTTCTTAAAGTAAGACTTCTGATTTTTGTCATATTATCTTTCCTATTCCATTTTAAGTAATACTTTTTATATATTAGATTAATTTTATTTTTAATAAAAAATAAAAATGAAAATAAAATTATTCTATTAATAATCAAAGCATAAAAATATTTCATTTTTAAAATGTGTAATAATCCCGAGCAAAAGCTAATTAAAATTAAGAATATTGATGCAGTTGCAAACAAAAATATGTCAGTTATTTGTGCTTTTTCTTTATATAAAACTTTCAAATTAATATAAGTCAAAGTAATATAAATAATATGAATCCAGGTTGTATATTGTAAAACCGATGTTAATAAAACATACTCAAATATCATTATTCCAATAAATAACAATCTCTTTTCTTTTAAATTTTTGCCATATATTAAAAATAAAGAAAAGTATATTGCTTCGCAAATCTTTTCTAAAAACAGTAAAATAATATTTTGTAGCATTTTTTTCCCCATTCTGCTCATTCAGATAAATAAAGGAGAAGCACGAATGGACTGTGTGTTCGACAGAGGAGCAACTCTCTGCCTATCTCCTTATTTATAAAAATTATATCACATAAAGTTACTAATTTCAAGTATTTTTATTTTTTTATATTAAACTTATCTTTTAGTATTTTTTCTACTTTTTGTCCTATTGCATCAATATCACTTTGATTTCTTACAGTTGCTTGAATGTTTACTAAATTTCCTTCCACTTCAATTGTAGAATTATTGCTTATTCCATTTGTTTTTCCTTGTGTTACATTATCAAAATATTTCATCATTCGATTCATCGAATTACTCCACTCTGGTCTTAATACCCATTCTCCTTTTTTTAATAAAGCTAAACCTTCTTCTGTTCCGCTAAAAATTCCTCCGCTATGGAATTTAGGAATTTTTAATTTTTGTCCAACATAAATTTTATTTGCATTTTTTATAGAACTATTTTCTGACATAATCTTTTTTACTGTTGTTCCATATTTCTTAGCAATAGCTGATAAAGTGTCTCCTCGTTTTACTGTGTAATTAGTGTACTTTTTATTGTTGCTTTTCTTACTTGATGACTTGCTTGAAGACTTGCTTGAAGAACTACTAGATTTATTTATATTTGCTAATTCTTTTTTCAAAGGATCAACGAAGTTTTTCTTGTAAGCATTATATAATTTTTTAGACTCTATTACACTATTATCATAAATTATTTTATTCGATTCAGAAAAGGCTTTTACTTTAGCATTATATGCCTTTTGTAATGCATTGATTTCATTTTGTGCTTGTCTCTCTAAACTTTCTTTTTGTGTTTTTTCATTTTCTTCTAAAGCTTCAATCTGTGCTTCTATCTGTGCATCTCTGTCAAATTCTGCTAATTTTTTCTTTGCCTCTGCTAACTTCTCAACAGCCTCTCTTCCAGTTCTTTGTTCCCAATACGAAACTTCATCTACAAGTTCTTGCCTTTCATTTGCATCCTTCTCTGCTGTTCTCTCTTTCTTTAAAAGAGCTATCTTTTTATCTGTTTCTTCTTCTAAAGCTTTTATTTTTTTATCTTTTGCATCTTCTATTGCTTTTACTTCATCATCAAGTTTATCTTTCAAATATTCAAAATAATCTAATTGTGAATCTTTTAGTTTTTTTGTATATTCTTCTTCTAATTTCTTTCTATCTTCTTTATTCATCCATGTTGCTTTTTTTATCTTTTTTAAATATTCTTCATATTTTTTTATTCTTTGTTGAGTTATATAAACCATATCGTTATTAGAAAGAAGTCCTAATTCTTTTTGTTTCTTAACCCATTCTTCTTCTTTGTCTTCCATTTTTTCTAATGTTTCTACAAATTTATTATATCTCTTTTCATACGCTTTGTCTTGTTTAGAAGAAGATGAAGATTTTCCACTAGAAGAACCTCTACTACCAGAAGAACCTCTACTACCAGAAGAACCTCTACTACCAGAAGAACCTCTACTACCAGAAGAACCTCTACTACCAGAAGAGTTTCTACTACTGCCAATATTTGGTGCTCTCGAACTTGAATAATTTCCGACAGCTGATTTCAATGTTGTATATCTGAACTTACTTGCCGAATAACTATTCAAATCCGATCCAAAAGTTTTTAAAGCAGAACCTAACCCTTGTATTGAACTTCCGCCTTCTCCTGTTAGTTTAAAACCAAATCTTGGAAGCTCAACTCCTGTTGGAATACCAAATTCATTTGTGGTCATTCCAAAGCTTCCTTCTTTAAATGGGGTTGCAGTTATTTTATAATCAAATCCAGAAATTGCATTGCCTAGAGCTGACATAACATTTCCCATTGAACTTGTTACTCTGTTTGTATTTGCAGCCAATTGATTTGCTGATGAATTTAAAGCTGCATTTAAAGCATTTGCATCACTTAATAACGCTTTATTTATCCAATTATTAGCTTGTTTTTGTTCGTTAGTCATAGATGTAGTTGCCTGGAATACATCATTTACAATAGTTTGATAAGCTTGATTATTGTTATTTTTCATCTTATTTAAACTTGCTGCCACATTATTTGCCAAAGTCTGATATGCTTTTGTTGTAGTATCAGAATGTTTAAATTCAGCTTCACCTGCTTCATTAGCGTGTTGCGCTATATAATCGTAATTATCGGCTATTACTGGCATCAATGCTGACATCTCGTTCATGCCATTTAATGCACCTTGCAAAGAATTTGCATATTCATCTACTGCACCTGCTGCATTTTTCCAAACACCATCAATATTTTCTAATCCATTTTGTTTTGCATATAAATCCAATGTGTTTTCAGCCGCTTCTTTAACACCAGAAGAATAGTCTGCAAAACTTATTGTTCCAGATTCCAAACCAGAAATTAATTGTTCTAATCCTTCTGCCATTGTTTCTGTAGTTGCTGCAAATATTGCTTGATATGCTTCTATTTCTTCTTTTGGAAGTTGATCAGATAAATTTATTTTATCTATTTGTTCTTGCAAGTTGTTAAAATATTCTTCTGTATCTATTTTACCTTCACGGAATTGTTCGTTTATTCCTTGTATAGCCTCAATTAATTTATTAGGTCCTTTAATATTTTGATAACTATCAGCTATAGAACTTAACATTGTATCAAATACATCTACTTGACCTGACAAAGCATACAACTCTGAAAGTGCATTAGTATATTTTTCAGTAGCTTCCCTTAAAGTCTTGTATTGTCCTTCTAATTCAGAAAGTTTTCCTGATACATATTCTTGTGCTTTACCTACATCTTTCCCTTGTTTTGTTGCCTCTTCTAACGCCTGATTCCATTCTCTTAAATATTTTATTTGTTTTTCTGGAGACAAATCTCCAATATTGGTAAAATCGAAAGAAAAAATAGAACTATCTTCTTGATATCCTTTAGCCTTTGCAACATCTGTCCTAAACTCACTTCCTACAGAAGTAGCGTCTATTCCTGCTCTTTTTAATTGATCAGCTCTTGTTCCCCAAGCATCATCCCATCCTGATGATTTAATTCCAACAACACCAGCTTTCGCTGTTTCCATTGCCGTTTTTAATTCTCTAGCTTCTTCTTGCTTCTTCTCAAACGCAATAGTTCTCAATAAGCTTAATTGATCTTCATACTGAGTATTTACTTTTTTTACTTTCTCTCCATATTTATTAGTTGTTTCTGTTACTAATTGAACTTGTTTTCCACTATCTTTTATCGCATCATTAATTTTAGTTTGCAATTCATAAGCTTTATTTACATTTTCTGTATCAATCAACTTATTCTTATCTTTATTTTTCTTGATTGAATCCGAAAAATTCTTATATTCTTTTGTAAGTTCTTGAATAGAACCGACTTGTTGATTTAATTCATTTGCCGCATCTTCCGCTTCTTGTTTTAATTGTTTATTTTTTTCAACTGCTTTTTCCTCTGCATGAATCCAATTATCTATTGCAGTAACTAATGCCGTAATTGCTAGTGAAATTCCCATTGAAATTGCTGCATTTAAAGCTACTGTCGCAGCTTCTAAAACTATTGTCTTAGCAGTTGTTAACACTAATTTTCCTGCATAAGATCCCATTGCGATTGCACTTTCTCCAAAAACTCTTACACCACTTTTAGAAACATTTGTTATGGACATTGTACCATCTTCTAATCTTTTCAAAGCAAGTTTGGTCCTGTCAACACTAGACGCACCTTCTTTTATTTTCTTAAAAAAACCAGCTAATTCAACACTAGATGTTTCAGAATTAAAATTAAAACCTCTCAAATTTTTATTTAATGCTGTAAAAGCCAAAGTTGCAGTTCCAACAGTTGCTGGCAAAACCCCAAATTTATCTATCAAATTTGTAATGTTCTTAACTACATCTGTTCCAAAGGATAACATGTTTCTATAAACATCTTCAACTCCTTTATCCCATACTTCAGTTTTTAATTGTAATAAAGAAACGTTAAATTGTTCTTGTGCCGCTTTTGCTGTTGCCATATATTTTGCGTTTTCTTGTAAAGAATATCCTGTTGCTGTTAAAGAATCATTCAATACTTGTAAATAAGTATTATCTTCTCCACTCATTTGACCTAGTAAAGAAGAACCTATATTTCTTCTAAATACAGTAAATATGCTTAACAATTGTTGCATTTCGGTTGAATTTTCTTTCCCTGCAGCCTTTAATTGTTCCATTTTCTGTGACATTTCTGCAAAAATATCAATAATGCCTTTAAATTGAGTTTTCTTTTCATCAGTAAAGAAGTTTAATCCTAAAGATTCTGCAATATTTAATCTCTTTTCATCTTTTAATTGCTGTGTAATATTACTTAATGCAGTACCTATTACTTTTCCTCCTCTTTGAGATGCAACTTCTGCAGCAGTAATTAAAGCTATTGTTTCATCGATACTAGCTCCTGCTAAATTAAAAGCACTAGATGTCTTCTTTAAGGCATCCATTATATCTTGTGATGTGGTAGGATAGTTATCTGCCACTTTATTGATTTTATCAATTATCTCTCCATAATTTCTAGCTTGTTCTGATGCACTTCCAGTCATTAATCCCCATTGAGCCATAACTGCAACCATATCATCTGTTGCTTGTGTTGCATTTAATTCAGCTGTGTTAAGTGCTAGCAATGTTTTTTCAGTCAAAGCCAAAACTTCATTTGAATCGTATCCTGCTTGTGCTAATCTTAACGCAATGTCAGCAACATTATCCATAGAGTTGCCATAATCATAAGCTGTTTGCATTAATTTATCTCTATAATTATCTATATCTAAAGAAGACTCATTAAGAACTCTGTCTATTTGTACCATAGAAGATTCTAAATCTACCATTTCATTTATAACTTCACCAATAGATTTTTTTAATATATTAAATCCTTGGTAAATTAAATAAGTTCCTGCATAATTTGAAATTTTATCATACAATGACGCAACAGATTTTTCTTGCTTTGCATTTTCTCTTTTTAAAGTCTCTGTTGTTTTTATCTCTTGTTTTTGTCTATATGCAGCCACATCCGCAGCTCTGTTTCTTTCATATTTAGTTAATTCATCATAACTCCTTTGGACTACCTTTATATTGTCATCTACTGTTTTTTTATCTACACCAGAATTGAGCGATTGTCCTATTTTTTTTGCATATTTTTCGCTGCTCTCTGAAATCGTTTTCAACTTATTATCTATTTTATCTAAACTAGATAAAGCTTTATCAATATCAAAATCCAAACGTGAAATTTTTTTAGTCTCTGCATCTTCTGCCATTTTTTCGCCTCCTTTATTAAGCAAAATCATTATTCATATTTGCAATTATGCCTAATAATTCTTCTTTGCTTTCAACTTTTCCATTTTCTTCATTACTCTCTTCACTACTTCCCATATAAGGAATAACGATAGAGTAACTTGATGGATTATTTATGTTTTTCATATAAGCATTAAATTGTGGATAGCTCAAATTGAGAATTTCTTCATGGCTAAAACCTCTTGACTTTAATAACATAAATATTAATCCCCAATCTGTTCCTTCAGTTTCGGAATCCTCCTCACTATCCTCTTTGGATTCCAAACTTAGTCCGAGACTTGAATCCATGTGTATAAAAATTCGCCTATTTCTTTAAAACTCCAATTATGTTCAATCAAAAGTTTTTCTGTCATAGGTATTCTTTCATCACCTATACAATAATAAACATATTTATTTATTATATACATAAAAGATTTTTTTATTTCTGGATTAGTTATGTTTAGTCCAAATAGTTGCCAACTTGCTTCTTCATCTGGATCTTCTATTTCTTTCCTATCAATAATAAATAATTTAGCTATATCTTCCGATTCTCCCATAACATAACACATATCTTTAATATTAACAGGTAAAATTAAGTATTCTCTACCTGCTAATGTTTTTCTTTTTCCTATTCCTGTCATTGTTTCAATTGAAACTTTTTCTTCGTTTTTCATCTAAAATCACTCCTGTTTTTTTGTATATATTTTATTAAAGGCACACATCTTAAAAAATGTATGCCTTCTTTTTTTCATAATTATAATTTAAGTTATTAGTTTGTTGAATCTTTAAACTTAACTTGATATGGTTGTTCTCCTGGTAATGGAGCATACATATTAAATGTTAAAGTTTTTGTTGCACTAGGATCTTTTTGTAATGCATCAACCATGTCTCCTGATACAGATGCTTGTGATATTTCAATATTAACTGGTATTTTTTCTGTGTCATTTAAAGTAGAATATTCTGTATCAATTATGATTTTATGATACTTCATAGCTTTTCTGCCTTGTGAATATGACATTGTTTTTGCAACTACTGCCATTGAGATAGCTACATCTTTACCTGCATCTGCTGCTGCAAAAGTAACAGTTGTTTTATTATCAGTATAAACAATTGTAAACTCTCCTGCTTCTGGAGCCTCTCCAACTGCCTTTTCATAAACAGTTCCGTCAGAACCAATTATTTGAACAAAACCATCTGTTTTATATTGGTCTGGTAATTCAATTTTATTATTTTCACCGATTTTATCATAATCATATATCTTTAGCATTGTATCATTTGCATTATTTACTACTTCATTTCCTGAACACATAGACCAAATTGTAGGATCAACTGTAGAAAACTCTATAGCAACTGTTCCAGCTATTGCTGTTACTCTATCTCCTGCTGGATAAAAATTATTTCCATCAGGTATTTCTGTTTTAGTTTTTGAGTTTGTTACTGTTATTGTGTTAATTACAGCTGTATTTCTTATTGCATTTGCATAATCTAAAACTCCAGCTGCCGTAACAGGGACAAATAAAACATTTCCTGGTCTATCTATAACTAAACCACCTTTTGTTTTTAAGATACTTCCCATCTTTTTTTCCTCCTTTTAATTTTTATATAAAGTAGCATAAAAGCTAAACCTTATACCAATTCTTTCATAATTATTAATCATTGAAACTTGTGAAGTTATTCCTTCACATTTTATTTCTTTCAACATTTGTTTTTCATTTCCTAAATCAACAACCAAATTCTGTCCTGAAAATTCATCTGATATTAAATCTAATAATCTAAATATGTTCTCCATATTTGTATTATCATAAAAAATATTAATATCAACTTGTGGGTTTCCAAATAAATAACTATGCGTTTTTATACTTTGTGCCATAGATATAGAGATTCTTGTTTTACCATAATTACTATAAGTTATTCCATCAATAACAACATCAGGGAATTTTTTTGCTAATTCAGTCCACTCTTGTGAAGACTTTACAATTACTTTATCGATAACCCTTTTCCTTTTTTGTAATTTAATTTCTTCTGTATCTGTTTTAAGAATAGTAGGTAAATTTAAAATGTTCATTATTTCTGGATTTCGTGTTATTTTATTTATAAAAGCTTCCATTGTTTCTTCTGATCTTAATGACATTTTAACGCCTCCTAACTTTCTATTAAATATTTCGCAAAATTAATTTCTTTTATTGCTAATTTATATGCATTAGGTAAATATGTTTCATGTAACCATTTGTCTGCCATTTGTATTGCATAAGAAGGCACTGCTGGCTCAATTTTATACCCTGTCATCATTTCCCATCCTTCAATGTTGTGACCTTCCATTGTCCCTGAAGAATATTTTTTTCTTCCAAATATATCAACATAATTTCCTTCTGGTCTACCACTTATAGCATTTCCTACCCTAGATGGATTCCATGCTCCACTATTTTTATAAGCTGCATACCCAGGATTATCTTTTAACATTAAACTACCTGTACCATACGAATCTGCTAACACATAAGTATTCGCCTTTAAATAAGCTACAATTTTGGCACTTTCTTTTTTAATTTCATATTCTACCTCTGGTCTTGCATCAGTTCCAAAAAACGGATGTTTTAATTTGCTCAACACTTCAGTCTTCCATGCAATACAAGCATATTCTAGTTCAGTTTCAAGTCTCATTAAAATTTCATTTGCTAAACCTTGTTTATCAAACTTCAACATTTTACTCACCTGTCCTTGTTTCATAAGTGCCAAAAATCCTTATTACGCCAGGAACTCCATATTCGTCAATACTTTCAATTTTAATTCTTCTTGACAAATCCTTTTCAAGATTATTTAAAATAAATCTATCTCCATTATTTAGAACATATAAGTTTCCATCTAAATCTCTTTTAGGAATTTGAAGACTAATTCTTGTTTCATCTTCAACTCCTGGTTGAAAATTTTTTTCATCTCTAAGTTCCATAGTTACAAAAGATATAACATCAGTATAAACATCTTGATAATTTTCTTCGCCAGTTTTTTCATCATAACCAAGCCTTTGAATTGTTACTGTAGAATTTTGTTTTATTGCATTAATATTTCTAGTATAAAATTGCATTTCAAATTGATTTACAGATTGTAATATAAATATTTCATTAGGATTAATTTCTCTATAAAAAATTTGTCCTGGTTTCAATTTTTTTATATCATCCATAGTTATCAATCCATCTATTGTCGCATCTCTCATAGCTATATCATAAGTAGATCTTGTACTCGGATTTAAACTCAAATATCCTGTAACCTCTTCTTTCGAAGATGTTTTAATTTTTATTTTAAATCCTTCCATTTTTTGATAAATATGTGCATAAGCTTCTGGATAATTCATAAGATTACCTCCTATATATTAGTATTAGGATAATCTGAAGAATTTGATAATACTGCGAAAGTGTTTCCATATTGGAAATTATCGTCTAGTTCAGATATTATATCATCCATAATTTCATCACATTTATTCAACATTTCTAAGGCTTTACTATCCCAATCGATAGTTTGCAATACTGTCTTCGTAGAAACATTTTCCATTTGTTTAGGCAATCTTGCTACCATCCCTGTACATAGTAAGTACCCGATATAATACAAATACGCTATATCTAGCAACTCGATGCTTGGAGAAAGTTGTTCTTCTGTATATTCTGAAATCTTTTTATTAATATAATTACCTGCTTTGATTTTAAAAGTAGGAGAGTTTATGACACTATCATCTAGTATTTCTTCAGGCACTCCTAATATCGCTCTAATTCTAGTTCCTAGTTCTTTTGTTGAAAAAATATTTTCAAATTGTCTTGTCATATTACTCTCCTCCTTTCTTTACTAATCTAATTCTAATATAGCTGAAGCTCTTGAATCTATCTTATTGAATCCTGCATTTTCAGTCATATAAGCCATTTGTGTTTGATTTGAAGATGCTTTTTCAACTTCATTTATAACTGATCCAGCTTCTAATGTTCTTTCAATAGCATAATCTTTTGCTAAACCAACGATTTGATGTTTATTTCCACTTGTTAATGGAACATCTTCACTATAAATAACTTTTAATGTACTTAATAATCCTTGTGGGAATTCAAAAGTAACTTGTGGATTTATAGCATTTGTTAAGTTTTTGTCCATTAAAATAGTACAAATTTGTGTATAAACATCCTCATCAACAAGTAATGTATTATAATTGAATGGAGCTTGTTTGATTAAGAATTTTACTAATGTTGTTACATCTAATACTCCAGCTGTTCCACTTGGATTTAATACAGAGCGTTTATATACTGTTGCTGGATTTGTGTTTCCATCTCCATTTAATACAACATCTATAACTGCTCCCACTTCATCATAAGATGCTTGTAATGAAACTAATTCCATTTGTTTTCTGAACATATCAATTGTTGTTCTTCTTAATACTTCATAAGTAGCTTTAACTCCAATTCCATATTTATATATTTTGATTGATGTTTCTCCTAGTTTTAATGTAGCAACTGGAATGTCAGCTCCTTCTGCAATTCTTCTCTTCTTTAATGCTTTTTTATTTTTATCTCCTGCTGGTGTATTAGATAAATCTAAAACAACTTGTTTTGCAGAATCTCCTGTAATCACTCTTGTACTTGCTACTATGTCATTTATTATTGATGGCATACCAGAAATTTGTCTTAATTGTCTAATCATAAATTCTGGGAATAAAACTCTATTTTCATTAGTTGTAAAGAAAGTCATCATTGATGAACTTTGAATACCAAATTCTAAATTGTCTTTTACTATAATTCCTTTTGATAATAAAGCTATATCAAAAGCGTCTAACTCTCCATTAAATTTTTCAACTATACTTGCATATTTATTGTTTAAATATGTTGATAAAGATACTCCCTCTGTTGCTGCTTGCTCAACATCTGCTGTTGAAACATTGATTTTTTCATCATCTTTTAATTTTAAAAATTTGTTCATTGTTTTTCCTCCTTATTTTCTTTAATTAAAATTTTAATGTTGCAAATAAATTTGTACTTGCTGATGGTACTATTACAACACCTGCTGAATCTGTATCAGATACATTAGATACAACACCTGCATTATTAACTGCTAAAGTTTTAACTCCAGCATTGATTGCTGCTGCTGTAGGAACTCCTTCAACATATCCAGCTGTTTGAACTGTTGCAAATCCATCCATTTCATAAGCAATTATTATTCCAAATACTGCATCTGCAGTTGTTGGTGTACTAGCACCAAATCCTACTGTACCATCTGTATTTAATTTTACTGCTAATCTAGCATCGTTAATATCAACATTTCCTGTTTTTGGATTAACTTTGTTAGCTTCTAGATAAGTTTTTGTTGTAGCATCAACCATATATGTAGCTGCAACATATCCTATTCCATCATAACTTACTATTTTATTCATTTAATTTTCCTCCTTATTAATAATTTCCTGTTTTGAATTGTTCTAATCCAATTCTACTCATTTCTTCCGTATCTTCTGTTTTTTCAATATTTACTTTTGAAACTTTTTCATTTCCAAATTGTGCCTTAGCTTGTTCTTCCCAAACTTTTCCCATTGCTTTTATATCTTTCGTTTTCATATTAGAGAAAGTTTTTGTGAAAATATCTTTATTAAAAGCATTTCCCATTGAATGAACTCCGCTATCTAAAGCTTCAGAAATAACTTCTTGTCTATTTTCTAATCCTTCTCTTGCAAGTTCAACCAATTCATCTACTGAATCACAGATATTACCGAATTTTTCTAAAACATCTTTTGATGTATATAAAGTTTCTCCGTTTGCTTCGCCGTCATGTTCTTCTGTTTCAACTGTTGTTTCATTTTCAGCTGTTTCTATTACTTCATTTTCTAATGTATTTTCTTCTACATTTTCTTCAGAAGGAGTTTCTACTGTTTCTTCAACTGTTTCAACATCTTGATTCTCTAATTCTGTTGTCTCTGCTTTATTATCTTCCATATCTTCTTTTCCTCCTTTCTCCATTATTTGTTTATATAATAGGTTAATACTACCATTAGTAGAATACCCAAATATAATATCTTTTTCAGAAAGGTCTTCTTTTCCGTTTAATGTTTTCAATGTTCCGTTAGATGTTTGTATTTCTTCTCCTACAGCTGATTGAATTATAGCGTTAGGATAAGCTCCGTCAAAAACTATACTGTTTTCTATAAGCACATTGTTTCCTGCATGTAATTCTTTTGGTGGTTCTGCCTGAATTATACATTCCTTTACTTCATTTGTTTCCTCATTTACTATATATTTTTGACCTGGTATATGTTCACAATGTCTATAATCATAAATAGAATGACCGCAAATGTTGCACTTGTAAGATTCTCTTGTAGTACCCCAACCAACACTAGTATCTGCCAATATACCACTTTCAATTAACTTAATAATATCGTTTTTACTATATCCGTCAACCTTACTATCATCTCTTAAAATATATTGAGTTGTATATAATGTTGTTTCTTCTCCTTCTTGTGTTCCACCTGCAATTCTAGCATCAAATACCTTTCCTATTGGAATACTTTGCACTCCTAACTGAGACCAGTTATGATTTAACATTAAGGAAACTCCTCTTTTGGCATCCTCTTCCATTACCCTAAGTAAAGCAGGTGTTAGTCTCATATATCTATTAGGAACAACTTTATCTCCTACAGCTAAAGTTTCAAATACGAAAAAATCTTCTTTTTTGTAATTGTCGCCTTTTATATGATTTTTCATCTTCTCCCATTGTTCATCAGTAGGTATAAATTTTGACATTATTCGCTCACCTCTTTCTTATTTTGCTTTTTATCTGTAGTTTTTTTTGTCGTATTTTTGTTTTTCTCTTCTTCTTGCTTTGGAGTTTCATTCTTTACTTCATTCTTTACTTCATTCTTCGCTTCATTCTTTACTTCTTTTTCTTGTTTTATTTCTTTTTTGCTTAAAAATTCTTCTTTTTCTTCAATTAACTTTTGCTTTTCTATTTCTGTCCAAGGCAAAATATCTATTGAAGATTTTACTATTAAAGCCATAACTCTACCTCCTTCTTTTAATTTTGTTGTTGTTTTTCTCCTGTTGCTTTATTACTACCTATAGCTCCTTGTGCTGCTTCATCTATATTTATCCATCCTTGATCTTCCGCAGTTTTAAAATGCTCATCCTTTTTGTTTTGTGCATCCCATTTTTGAATTTCGCTCTGATATTCAAGTGGTTTATGAGTTAATTTGAAAGTTCCTTGATAACCATTTAACTGCATCCATATAGCACCTATATCTTCTATAAGTCTTTTGCTTTTTTGTTGAAAACTTTTTACCATATCAGTAATTATTTTCATCTGTACTGTTCCCCAGCTTTCTGTCTGACCGCTAGCTCTATTCATTAAAAATCCTAAAGTTTTACAACCATTTAACATTTGAATATCTATTGTATCAAACCATGCCCTTGTATCTATCGAACTTCCTGCTGAAGAATTTGAATTTCTATTTACTTCAATATCATCAGTTACAACAATATCTTGCGTTGGTTCCCTTCCAACAGCAACCGAAGAAGCTAATTCTACAGCTCTACTAATCGCTTCATTTACAGCTTTTTTATCATTTCTTTGTGATGCAGGTAATGAATTTACTACTCTTTCCTTGTTGATACTGAAAACATTATAAGGGTAGCCTTGCCTTCTTAAAACTGCCGAACTGTCTTTTATTGTCTGTAATTTGTAATCTACTGCTGGTACTGCTGATTCTAAAAGATAAGGTCCATTTGGTTTTGTTATATCTGGATTTGCTATTACCCAAAATACATTTCCTTTAGTTAAATCTACTTTGTTTCCTTGTTGGTCTTGATATGGAATCCATTCCTCTACTCCGTCTCTTTTTTCTAGTTGCCATTCTATCGTTCTAGGATCAACAATATATATTCCAGAAAAAGTGTTATCTCCTCCAACAACAACTTCTATCATCATTACATTATATAATAGACCTATTCTATGTAAATTGTCTATTAGTCCATCTAATCCATCTTCACCTAATTTGTTCCAATGTCTGCATTGTTGTTCAAATAAAAGTTCTGCATCAGGCAATCTATTTCCTTGCAAATCTTTGATTTCTATATTAATACCTTGCATACACAATCTCTGAAAAGCCCATACAGATTGAGATACATCTGGATCTCTTGCTGCAATTATCTCTATTTGTTCTCCTATACTTGTTCTACTTCTTAAATCTGTAAGTAATGCTGTAGTTTGACTGTACTCTTGTGCTTCGGTATCTCCGATATTATATCCTGCATAAGAAACTTTATTGCCTGTTTTTACTTCAATAACTTCTATTGATTTTTTTTTAGAGTCCTTATTCTTGGCAAATTTGCCAAAAAAACTTTTTATATAATTTGCCAAAATACTTCACCTCTAATTTTATTATATATTATGATTTTTAAAAAGTAAAGTTTTTGAAAAAAATTTTTACAACAAAAAAAAAGAACCAATATTACTCGGTCCTTTAAAAAGTATTAAGCTCACTTTTATATATATATCATATTTTTATTTTTTTGTCAATATTTTATTAAAAAAAACCATTTTTTACTGAACTCCTTATGTTATGTTTATTTGTTGATATAAAGAAGTTATTATTACTATAAAAATTAACCATTTCATCTACACTTCCAGCAGTTATGTCCGCAACTGCAAAATAACTAGCTGAAACAAAGTCATCGTGTCCTCCTGCTGTCATATTACTATATGTTATCGTCTTACCTTTTTCAGAAATATCAAATCCATAATCTTCAAATTGTCTTATAGCTTTTTCAGTAACATCACTAATATTATGTATTTTATACTTATTAGATTTTATTAAAGTAGTTAAATTTTCTACTAACTTTTCTTTGTTTCTTCCTTGTTCTGGATAAGCTATATAAGCAATTCCTGCTAATTTAAAAATATCCTCTAAAGCTTCTCCTAATCCAGTTTTACCATACCTCACAATAGCATAATTCCATTTCTTGACTAACTCTTTTATATAAACATTAATCTGGACATTATAAGGAATTTTTTCTAATTGCATTAAATCAACAACTTCTCCTGTCTGTTCACAATAAACTACAACACACGCACCATCTATACTCTTTGCAGGGTCATATCCTATACTATAAGTATAATAATCCTTTGGGGTTTTTATATCTCTTATATATTCTCTCAATTCATCTTTTGGTAAAAATGGTTTATCTATTACCGCTTGTTCTCTAAAATTAGGAAACTGCGCACCAGCGTCATCAGAAGGTAATCCAAGAATATCTTCTCTATACTGTCTATCCGAACGAGAAAGCATTAAATCTTCTTCATAAGTTCTTAAATTCGCTAAATATGGGTCATTTGTTCTTTCAACCCATTTACATATTCTGTCATCATAAACTTTGTTTCTTAATTCTGCAAAATAAGGATTATCCCATCTTGAAACATAAAATGTTTCCCAATTTGGTCTTTGACTTTTTCCACCTTCGATTCCCCACTTACAAACTTCATTAAAAAAAGTTCTTCCTCTTGGTGAACTATTTACAAGCAATAATCCTCCTGTCCCATTTGGACCTCTTCCTGGAGAATCTAAACGGTCGGTAATATTACCAATAACAATATCAAACTGTTTTATACGAGCTGCTTCTGTTATCCAAACAATATCCAAACCAACAGAAACTAAACTATCAGGATCATCAGCTGAACGAAATTCAATTAATCCTCCATTGACCGTATCAATTGAATAATTTTCTTTGTCATAATTAACAACCAATTCTCTTGGGAAAGTGTTCATTATCTCTCTTAAAAGTTGCCCTGCAAGTCTATAGGTAGGAGCTATTATCCATCCATGAACTTTTGGAACATAAGTATAATCTCTATCTTCATTTAACATTTGAATAAATTTATTAGTAAATTCCATTGTGCAACTGCGGTCTTTACCTGTTCTTGCTGCACCCGATATAACTTTACACCTTTTTGGTGAATTATGAAATTTCTGCTGCCAAGGATATGGTTGATATTTTATCGAAACATTAGCCGTCTTGATTTCGTTTTTTCTTGATAGAGATTTCCTACATTTATTACAATATTTATATTTATTAAATATCTTTTTCCCTGTTCTGCTGTCTATTCTAAACCCCTGTGTAAATGTCTTTCCACAATCTTGGCATATTCCAGTATTTTTTTTTACTTCTTCTGCTAATATAGATTTACCTTCTAAAATATCATCCATTTATATCAGCTCCCAATTGGAAATCTTCTCCGCTATCATTAGTAAACTTTATTGCAATCTTCATATTCTTTCCTGATTTATTAGTTTTCATCTTACTAATCATTCCCTCTCTCGCATCAATCATTGCTTTAGCCATCAAACCTATTTCTTTATATGCTTTTGCTACATCTTGACCGTTTTCTAGTTTTTGTCTTATGTATTGATTAATCATATCTATATTCTCTGGATTATTCATTACATCAAACATATTGTCAATCAAATCATTTACTTTAGCTATTTGCCCTAATGTTTTAACATCTTCGCTTAATAATTTATTCTTTTTTGCTAAATTAAGAGCTTTTTGCATTTTTTCCATATCACTATAATTGTTTAAATTTTTATCTAATATTTCTCTTTCATCTTCTGGAAGCATAAAATCCAAAGAAGTTACACCATTTGTATAAACTATAGCATCTCGAATTTCTTGCTCAGTCATTTCCCTTTTTTCTTTTTGTGGAACAAGAAAAGCTGCATTAGCCAATGCTAAGTCATCTGTATGTGTATCTGTTTCAAAATTAATTGATTTTGTTCCTTTACCTACTTGATTAATTTTACCACTCTTATTTTCTTTCCCTGCCATTTTTTCTCCTTTCTCTTGTTATATTAATAGGCTACTGTATTCAGTAGCCTCAAATTTATTTTCTTCTCTTAATTATTTTATATTTGTCTTTTTTTTCTTCTTTTGATGGCTCCCTTGACTCTTTTTTTGTTTCTTTTTCAGTTTCTTCAAAAATAGGAACACTTCTAAACTCACCATCTGCAACTTCTTCAACTTGTTCACTTACTTGTTCACTTACTTGTTCACTATTTTTTAGTTTCATAAGTGCATCAAAATCCTTGTTTAGTGTTTCGACATCATTATAAAATCTTTTCTTTTTGTTCATTTCGTCAGCACCAAACTCAAAGCAAAGTTGCTTCTCGTGTTTTTCTAAAATATTTAATTCTCCTTGTCTGATTTTTTTATTATTTATAGAATCACAAACATAAATTACTTCATAAGCCATTTTATTTTCCCTCCCTTGATATTCCTTTTATTGCCCAAAATTGAGCTTCTTCTAATTTTGTTAATGCTAAAGATATTTCTCTGCTACTTTTACAGTTTATATCTATCACATCATACATTTTAGAAAATGAGCTTCTAACAACATCTATTCTATTCTGTTGTTCATTTGTAACTTCTAAAAATTTCGCTCTATCATTCATTTTTTCCACTCTCCTTACTATACTTTTTATGCAATATTTCATTTTCTACAAAATCTTCTGTAGTAAAAAATTGTGGTCTCCTAATCATATATTCGACTATAGCATATTTAATTCTTTGCTCTAAAGAAATATTTTCTCCTCCGTAATAATCCATTCTAGCGCATCCTGAAAGGAACAAATTCCAAACATCACAATCAGGATAAAGTTTTTTCGCAAATTCAAAACCTTTGTTAGGATTAATTTCAAACATAATTGGATTGATATATTGCCAATGTTCGAGTTTACTCGTATCAGGATTTTTATCAAAATTTTCTATATTTGGTAATAATCCTGTTGCCTGATATGTATCATAAAAATAAGCAGGAATACATAACATGTTTTTCCCTTGGACAACATACCAATCGCTATAAGGAAGGAATTTTGCCAATTGTGGAAAATTTTCTTGTATTTTTTCGGTTTCTTTATTATTCAAAAATCGAACCAATTTAGTCATATCATTTTGAGGAATATTATTATTTATTGCAAGTTCAACAAACGTGTATAAACCTTCAAAATAATCCATATTCTTCCCTTCTTTTCTTAATTAAATTTTAACATATTATATTTTAAAAGTCAATTTTAAATCTTAGAATGGTAAAATTATATCTTCTGTGTCATAAATTTCTTCTTCCTCTTCTTCTTCACTCTCATTATTCATTTCCATATTCAACATTATACATTTCACGCAGCTGCCTGATATTTTAACATTTTTTTGATTTCTTCCCTTATCACATTTTATATAACCTTTTCTTTTCCATACACTTATTATCTGTCCAAAATCGAAACCATTTTCTTCTAAAACTTTTTTTAATGGTTGTGTCAAAAAAGCTATATAGCCTTCATTCACGCCCGCCATTTCTTTCCCATAAATATCAATATTTTTATATCTGTCTTCAGTTCCATCACTTGTTTTAGATAAAAAGCATCTTTCTTTAGTCACAACCCAATCTTTTATTACTTCATACGCTCTTTCTTCTATCGCCGTTTCTTTTTCTTTTACAACTTTATTCTCAAAATCATCTATCGTTAAATAATACTCGTCTTTAAATATGATATCTGTAAGTATCTTATCTCCTGTCATAATGATAGCTTCAATAGTTTTTTGCTTCTCAGAGATAACTTTCCCTTGTACTTTTGTCTCTTCCCTCTTCTCTTTAAATATTTCCTTAACATTATAATCTTTTAATCTTTTTAAAATTTCTCTTATAGGAGCTCCATAATGTTCTTTTACAAAATCTGCAACTTCCATTGGTTCATCAAAAGCACTCTCCAATATTTCGCAACAAAGACATCTATTATATGCACCATTATCACTATTTGCTTTTACGATATTTTTTTCTCCATTAGTTATAACCACATTGTTCCAAGAGTTTTCTTTTCCTACCCCACCAACTTTAGTGGATCTTGATTTTCCCCTACCTGATTCAATCATAAACAACATTTTATCATAATCTTTAGCATCTTTTTGTAACTGCATCTCATTTATAAACAAAGGAATATTATTATATAAATTCAACCTATATTCTAATCCAGCATTGGTAAAATTAAAGTTTATTCCCATTCCAGAAGAATCATTTTGAGATGGATTTCCAAAAATTGATTGTCCTACCATACAAGCCAAGGTTTTTCCATAACCACTCTCTCCAAAAATATGAATAGTAAATCCATTCTGCTTTAATTCTTTTAAAAGTATAGAAGCAACTGCTCCTGCCATTATTATTCTTGTTATATTGTTTATTTTCCTTCTTTCTTTGAAAAATTCTACCCAATCTTCTAAGTTGCCAGAAACTCCAAATCTTTCTTGGACCCTAGGTAAATCTTTTGCATTGTCAAATTCGTATGTTTCATCATAAGGAATTAATTTATTATTTATCCATCCTAATCTTGAAACAGATATTTCTGTTTTTATTTTATCTTTGTTTAAATTTTCAATTTCAGTTAAGTATTTTATTAAATATTTAGCGTTCTCTGAATTGACAGCTATACCCAAATCAGATAATTTTATTATCGATTGAGTGCTTGAAATGATTGATTTGTCAACTATTATATAGTTCCATTCGGAATTTATATAATAAGCTAATTTTATCTTTTCAGATCCATCTTCTGCACTTCTATATTTTTGTATTGGTACAATTGGATGATAGCAAACTAAAATTCTTCCAACATTAGGAATATTCTCATATATAATTCCATCAGGAGATATTTCATATCTGTTTGTATTGTAACTATTTTCGTTTAAACCTTTAAAAATTAAAAAGTTCGATTCATAGACATGTTGGTCTTGTTGGCTATCTTTATAAAGTTTGTAGGCTTTCGAGAATCCTGTATAACGGTTTTTCTGACAAAAGCTGTTCACTTTATTGAACACCTTTAGAAAATCATCCATATCGCTATTTATTTCATCTTGGTATAGTCTCTCAAATACTTTTATGTTAAAAACATCTTCTCTTGTTTTAAAATCTAAACTCTCATCCTCTTCTTTTTGTACTTCTTCTTCTGCTTTTACTTCTAAAATCTGTACTTTTTTCTCTAATGTTCTTAAAAATTCTAATGTTTTTTCCTTTCCAACTGCATTTCTTACATCCGAAATGTCTCCCTTTTTCTTTAAATTAGGCATAACATCACATAAATTAAATATTTTTATGCTTTTTGCCTTGTTTTTCACTTGTTCTACAACTTGTTTTATATATTCGCCTCCAACTTCATCATTATCCGACACTATTCTAATATCTTTATCTTTTATAGGCTCAAATAAATTAGGGTTTTTCTTCGCATATCCTACTAATCCTCTTCCTCCACCAGGAGTAGTCGTTCCAGCTATTCCTAATTCTTTTAAAGTGTCAGCATCTTTTTCTCCTTCTGTAAAATAAACCACATTTTCTTTTAATATGTCAGGTAAATTATATAAAACACAATCTTCTGGTTTTAATTTCCCTATATAACCTTTTACATATTTTCCATCAATCAAAGCATAAGGATAAAATTCTTTCTTCCCAGTAGAGGGCTTAACCCATTTTTCAACTTTCATCGTAATACTTCCGTCTGCTCTTCTGTAAAAATACTCTCCTGTCTTTACATTCTTTTCTTTTTCAGCATTAAAGTTATCAACTTTTACATTTAGACCCAGAACTTTATTTATTTCCTTTGCCGCTTCCAATGCTGATACATTATTCTTTTTCATTACAAAATCTATAGGAGTGTACCCTTCTCCACAAACATAGCACCACCAAGTATTTGTTTCAGTATGAAGTTTTAGGCTGGGTTCTTTGTCATCGTGTAAAAAACAATTAATTCTATCTTGTCTATCTAATTTAAAACCATAAGCTTCAGCTAATCTTCTTATATCAGCTTTCTGATTAATCTCTTTAAAAATATTATTTTCCATCTTTTGAACCTCACCTATTATTTATTTTTTACATATTTTCTTATATGTTCAACAATAACTTCACTCATATTTGTATTATTCTCTATGCATTTAATGTTAAATTCTTTTTTTAAATCTTTATCAATTTTAAAAATAATAGAATCGATATTCCTTTTTCCTTCTTCTTGCATAAATTTCAAATCACTCCTTTCTTTTTATATACCTTTAGTATATACTTCAATATTTTTATATCACTTTTCTATAAAAAAAGCAATATGTTTTTTCAAAAAAAATATCGCCTTTATGTAACCTTTTTCAAAATCTTGGCTATATATCACAATAAAATTTAAAAAAAATTTTTCTGTTTTTTTTAAAAAAAATAAAATTTGGTAACTGAGAAGCCACTCGATTACCACTAAGGAGTAACCCTCAAATCGTTGAGGCTCTAAGTGTACAAGGTTTGGTTCCCAGGTTACCACTATTTTTCGACACATATATTATATATATATAATAAAAAAAA